GTTCAAAGACATTCGGTTTTGCTCCTCGGAATACCCGATAATCATCACGACCAATAGTAAAGCACACTTCAACCTTCAGACCCTTTTCGTTGATACTGTTTACCAACTGTCCACGGTTGATTTTTCTAAATGGTTTATTGAACAGACCAAAACACAGAGCATCGAGCATAGTCGATTTGCCAGCACCGTTCTGTCCGACGATCAACGTTGATGTTGTTTCGTCTAGTTTAATTTCTGTCCACTGGTCACCTGTAGATAAAAAATTCTTCCAGCGGATAGTTTCAAATACGATCATAGTATGTCGGGGATCACAAAGTCGTTAGGAGTTACAACAGTATATTCATAACCATGGTTCACACAATTATAGGCAATGACTTCTGGTTCTACTTCCATGATTTGTAACTGATCTGGATAGTCATCACCTTCTAATAATACTAGATATCTTTCAGCGTCATCTTTGTCTTCAAAACATTGAACGATTCTTTTAAATTCGTTCCGCTTGTCTTGTACAGCAAAGACTCCGCCAGTGGATTCTTCTGTTAAAATAAACATTTACAGCTCCGATGCTTCCATGTAGAGTGAACGCATAACAGATTTGACATTTCCCTTATTAACTTTAAGGTCTATCTCATCTATGTAGTTATCTAACAGAGACAAAGTGTCTTCGGATTCTACCACAGCATTGCCATTTTCAAGGTCTAGACTGAGATCTTCAATAATTTTTAGATCCGCTAAACCCATGCTCTGAAGTTGATTCACAGCATAATCAAACTTAGCATAGTCTCCCTTATCTTCTACGATTAGTTTGACGAATGCTCCCTCCAGTTCTCGGTGATCTGGTATAGCAACCCCGTCATTATAATACAACTTATGAAAAGTAGTAAAGGGATTTCGGTAAAAAGTAGTTTTGAGAGTGTCAGTGTCGAAGACGTGGAATCCTCTTTTTGATGCGTAGTCATTCCAATACAGTTGATATGGATTGCCAAGATAAACTACATTATCACGCTTCGACTTCATGTGATAGTGCCCACTGAACACTTTATCAAATTTTTTGAAAATGGAATGATCCATTCCCGTTTCCATCATATGACCAGGATGTGCTTCAAACCCGTTAAACTCAAGATGGCCCATAGCGACAGTAGCAGGACTTTCTGTAAGAGATCGTAGGGATTCGTCGTAGTTTTCGTCACATATCCAAGGCAAAAGAAGTATAGGAAGACCATCAACGTCAATGGTAGTAGGTCTATCATAGACTGTGATGTTGCCGTACTGTCCAAGTAACTCACCTGGGGCGTTAACTCGTAAAGTGTTTTTGTAGTAGATATCATGGTTTCCTACAAGCATGTGCATTTTGATACCCATTTCCTCTAGAGGATCAAACCACATCTTCTTCGCCTCGTCTAGAGACATGAAGTTAATTGATCTGCGACGATCAAAAGTATCTCCAAGACAGATAACTGTGGAGATACCAGATGCTTTCAAAAAAGGAATTACAATTTCACCGTAAAACTTTTTATAATGATTTATAAAAAACTGATTGTCGTTACGAACACCAAAGTGTTGATCAGTAATCAGGAGGACTTTCATTAATCAGGATTCGCGACGTTGATCTCGGCGTTGGACATTTCTAGAATTTGATTCAATCCTAGACTTAATATAATTATACTCGGTTTTTGAATCGCCGTCAATATGCATAACTTCGTCGTAGCCTGACTTTTCAATGATCTTCTCTTTAATATCCATCTGACGTTTTTCCTTTGCAATACGTCTCAGGAAAGCAAAGTACACAATCTGAGTAAAATATGCGAAAGGATTTCTAGATTTCTCTGGATTAAAATTATCGATATACTGAATACAGTTTTCAATTCCATCACAAATCATGTCATCTTTATACATGTAGTTGATGAAATTTGGTTTATATGATAAATGTGTTGCAATCTTTAGGAAGCAACTACCAATATAATTATTGACACGAGGTTTTGGCAGACCTTTTGCTTCTGCTAGTTGAACGCTATCGCGATACTTAATGATCTCAGCGAGGAACTCTTGGTTATCAACGTAATGCTGTTTCTGTTTTCTAGCAGTTTTCATAATGTCTTTGCTTTGTGTTCATTATAGCACACTTGACAGAAGTGTCAATTCTAAGTAGAATAACCATGTAAGGGTTCAAGAGTTACTAGGCTTATCTTTAAAGATCTTTTCAAACAATTTTCTTGCTTGATCAATCGTTCCGACATACCCTAGAGCGTTATCGGGATCAGTCTTAAGTTTCTTTTTTCCTAGGAGCGGATCGTCATCCGCTACAAAGTTTTCATACATGAATATAACTTCTTTACTCATAGAAGATACTGTAATAATATCTTTCTCTCTAATGATGTAAAAGTCTTCGTCGGACAATTGCATCCACTTTGTGAATCCCATACCGCGTGTCACTTTACCATCTTCACTTTCTCTGGTAACAACCTGAACGCAAACAGGATCTTGAATGAAGACAAGAGTCTCCAATTCATCCTGAGTTAGGATTGCTTTGCCGAGTACTTCTTCCCCATTGACGAGTTTGAAGATACCGTAAAATTCTTCGTCGTGTTTTGCGTAACTAATCATAAGCTTTTAATTTTACATCTATGATTTCATACTGAAATTTTTCTTCGTTATATACCTTGACTCTCTCTGTCAAATGATTGAGGGTGTAATTGTTACCTCTGTCAGTAGAGATGTCATCCGCAATATCATATAATGTTGCTTGTGATTTATTTTCGCCTTTCCTTAGAACACGACCAATTGATTGTAGGTTGCGTACTCTGGACTTAGAAGGACTAGCAAAAATCACATTGTGTAATCTTTTAATGTTGATGCCTGTAGAGAAAGTTCCATACGAGGCAATAATGATGGAGTTTGTGGAAAGTTCTGTCAACCTACGAATTTCTTCGCGATCTTCTACATCCACACCACCATGAACAAAATGAACTGGTTTGTCCGTGGAACTATTTATCAGTTCGTAAAGAGGGATGCCATGGCGTTCTACATAGTTAAAAAGGACTAGGGTATTTCCTTCGAGATCTAATGCTAAGTTACGAATGAATTTATTCCTGCCTTCGTGTTCGACTAGATATCCAATCTCGTCTTGATAACCCTCAAAGATTTTTTCTTCGTGCTTACATAATATAATTTTTACTTTTAGTTTTGCGACATACCCCTGTTTCATCAATTCATTAGTTCTAGTTACTTGAGAGCAACGTCCAAATAATCCTTCTAATACTAGTTGATTTACATTAGCGCCATCTAACGTTCCAGTAAAACCAATCCTGTATTTACACTCATGCAACTTAGACATCAACGTAGTAAGAGATTTAGCTTTGAATTGGTGCGCCTCGTCTCCAATGACGACATCAAACCTATCAAACCACTTACGCGGTTCCTTGTAGATAGACTGCCAAGTGGTAATTACCACGCTATGGTCCGTGTATTTTTCTTGCCCCGCATATATTTTGTGGCAATCTTTGGTCGCCATCCATCCATATTCCTCAAAGTCTTTGTACATCTGCTCGACCAGAGAAGTAGTAGGAACTACAATTAAAACATTTCTACCAACATTAGTATGGTATCGCACCAATGCATAGATCATCAAAGACTTTCCTGATGCTGTGGGGGACAGCAACAATCGTCTGTTGTATTTTAACGCTTCGTAAATTGCCTTATATTGATAATCCCGTACCTTCAGACTCGGGGGTAGATGCAGTGATTTTACAAACCCTACAACCGACTTGGGAGTGATCATAGGGTTTTCTGACAGTGGATGCCCGAAGTATTCACAATCTTCCATCTGATATTGATATCCTTTCTCTTCCGCCCAATCCAATAAGTAGTCTACAAGACCACAATAGATCTCTCCTGTTGCTGGCGAAAACAGTCGGATTTTACCGTCCCAACCCTTATACCTTCTAGTCTTCTGCATGAACTTAGCAGACTCAACCTCAAACGTAAAGAAGTCTGATAACTCATAATTTATGTGAGGTTGTGCTTCAACCTTGAGATAAACTTCATTCTTTTTACGAATAAGGAGGTCCATAAAACCATGCTACTAAAGATTCACGGGTTCCAGAAATAATCGGACGGACTCTATGCCATTGATCACTTTGGAAAAAAATAGCAGACCCAGACTTCAACTTAAAAGTTTTGTATCTTGGATCTGTCTCTGGTTTATATATCTCCAAATCAAACTCCCCTCCCTCGTAGCAATCATTTAAAAACAGAGTCATACTAACCTTTCTTATCAATCCTCGGACTGGTTGAGTATGTTGATCTACATGCCAATCATAGAAATCACCCTTACCATACTTACCATATTGAACTGCTTCCAT